CATAAGTTTGACCTGGGTATTCATCTCCTCTTACGAGTTCCCATCCAGATCTAAGTTTACCTGACATGTTCTTTGTATCGTCCATGCCTAAAACTTCAGTTCTTATCCATCTGTGTCTGAAACCATCAGGCGCAGTAGGTGCATCTAAAGATGACGGGGGAGTCCAGGTTGTAGGTCTCTTTTCAGAAACTCTAGACTGACTCGCACGAGGGGTCTTGTTTAGTTTATCGTTTTCCATATGCTTAAACCTCCTTCATGTGTTTTTTTTGTTTTGCATAATCTTCTAATGACACTCCTAATTTTTTGGCGATAGCAACTTCAGAAGGGGTGAGACTGATAGTTTTGCGACTTGTTTTTGTGCTTCGCGTCGCCGCCGCTACTGTTTGCACAGGCTTAGTCGATTGGGCCTTTGTGTCAGTAACTGTATCAAATTTATGCGGAAATTCAAGTCTTATTCTTTTATCAATTTCTGCATAGTATTCATCAGATTGTGGATCATACCCTTCTGATTCCAATTTATTATGGATATCAAAAGCAGTATAAGTCATAGCAGTATCAGTACCAAACCACTTGTTTTGAGTTCCCCAAGCTTCTGCTCTAGGATCTACTTGTTGTTGTGGTTGAGTTTGTTGATTAAAAACAGGTAATTCGTCTGTTTTTTTCTCAACTTTTGGCGCTGCTTCTGCCATTTGTTTAGCTTCTGCAAGTCTAGCTTCTTCGTAACCTAGTCTTGCGATTTGTTTTTGAGCTTCAATTTCAGCGGAAATATTTCCTTCTTCTCTAGCTGCAGTTAATTTAGCTTGTGCAGCTTCGATACCAGAAATAATACTTTGTTCTCTGTCCTTAACGCTCGCTTGTTCAATTGAAGAATATTTTTTAGAAACTTCTTCAGCTTTCTGTTTTTGAGCTTTAGCAAATTCAATGGCTTCATCTCTTTGTCTTTGAGCTTCTCTCCATTTACCAGTAAGCTTAGCTATTCTTCTTTGAACATCTTTACTATAGTTTTCTAATTCTTTATCTTTCGATTCTTTCTGATCGTCTTCACCTTGCTCCTCGCTGCTAGCGTCTTGCTTCTCGTCGCTTGCTTCTTGAGGCGCGGGGCTAGTGTCTTGCTCCGTAGTTTCTACTTGTTCTTCAGTTTGTGCATCGTCTTTTAATTCAACTTCTGCACTTGGTCCTGAAGTGTCAATATCCACCATTGGAGTGTCTTTTTTATTTTCTTGTTCTTGCATAGTCTCCTCCTATGTTATATGTGGTGCAACACAGATTCTGGATCTTTAATAGTTCCAAGAACCTCGTCGTCGTTTAAGATACGGACTTCTCCGCCATCTATTGGTAATCGTGATCCTGCATATCTTGCAAAAATCACCCAATCTTTTTCTTTACACCAAGCGCCACTTGGAAATTTATCTTTATCTTTATAAGCTTCCGGGCCCATCTTTAGAACATAACCACAGTTCACTGCGATTCTTAATCTGTCTAAAGTTTCTTGTGCAACAATAATTCCACCTTTAGTTTTATCTTTAGGTGTGAATGGTAAAACTAATAATCTCCAACCAGTTGGTGTTGGAAGTTCATCTTGAATTGAATCAACATTTGTTTCATCAACTCTTTTACTTTGTTCGATCTTAGCTTCTTCTTTATATTTTTCTTCCAATGCAAGTTTAGTCTTCGGGACTTCCTTTGAATCGGATGACGTTTGTGTCGTCTCTTTCAGTATCATCTTTTTTATCCTCCTTTGGATTTAGCAGGTTTGATATTTCCTGATCTATTAATTGTAAGGCATGCGCCTGTCCTAAAAGATATCGATATTGCTCCATATCTTTTACTCCTCCAGCAACCATAGTTTCACCTATAGACTGGTAAGAATCTCTTATTTTTTTTCTAAGTGTGGGTACAAATGTTTCTAGTGTGTGGTTAGACATTTAACATTTCCATCTTCTCCGTGCCTGTCGTATTCGAGAATTTGGATCGTTTCTTGTCTTCGCTGATGATCGTTTGAGTTGTCCTAGTGATCTAGCGCAGTAAGATTTTCTGCGTTTTGCAGCTTTTGATCCTGGCTTCACTTTTCCAGTCACGGCTGTTTTTAATTTACTTCCAGGGTTTGCTGCCCTGTAAGCTCTTACACCTTTTGCTGTCATTCCAGCTCCAGATTTTGTTGGTCTATAATTAGCTCCAGGTCCTTTTGTAGTTTTTCTGATAGCCATTATATTAAACCTTTATAATATTTTTTGTAAGATGGGTTTCCAACTGTTTTACCATCTATATCTAATTTAATAAAACTTCCGATGTATCCACCGTCAGCTTTTTTAGTTCGTTTTGTAAAAGTTGCAACATTAGTTGGTTTACCACCAGGATTACCTGCTGCTCTTTTTCGTTTGACAGCACTCGCCTTTTGCGACTTTGTCATTCGTGTGGCTTTTGCAAGTGGTACGCATTTTGGATATTTCCTCTTCGAGCCTTTGCTTCTCCCGCACGGTTGATACTTGCCGTCCTTCTTCGGAGCTCCGATGTCTACCCATTTTTCTGCTACCCACTTTCGTAATCCCATTATGAATTCTTTCCGTACGCTCTTCCTTTTCCTTTTTTACACATTCCACCACCTTTGAAAGATACTCTTCCACCATCAGCTTTTTTAGTTCTTCCTTTTTTACCACCTGGTGTAATTTTACCTGAGCAAACTCCTGAAGCGTACATGTTTGCATATGCTGATGGGTACACCTTAAATTTTCTTTTAGCTGCAGCTTTTCCTTTTGCACAAAGTTTAGCCATTAGTCTTTACCTTTGCTTTTTTGTTCAATATCAAAAAGAGTTTTATTTAATTTTGCTTTAGATGCTTTTGTTTTTTGTTTTGCAATAGCTAATTTACTTTTAGCTTTTTCTAGATCTGTTTTTGGAACATTAGGTTTAACAGATGAAATAGTTTTAGAAACTTTTTTACCTTTACCCAACATGCCTAATCCTCTTAATGCTGCTCCAAAAATTCCAGCCATTATTATTTACCGAATTTTTTAACTTCGGGTCGAACTTTACCAAAGCCAGTTAACTGAGCATGATTAGCAACTCCGCCATCCATCATTTTAGCTCTACCACCTTTTTTGAAGCCCATAATTTTTTTAGCTACATCAGGTCTTTTCTTTGCTAAAGCATTCATACCTTCTGAAGGGTATTTGCCTTTTTTACCGTTTTCTTTTTTCATAATTAACTCGCTGTGTTTTTGATTTTTCTAGATTTTGAAAAAGCAATGTTTTTCTTTTCCTGAGGAGACACGTTACCTTTTACAGCTTCGGTTCCTTTTTCAGGTTTGCCTTTTATAAATCCAAAACCAGGCACTTGTTTATTGAATCGTTTGTTTGCCATGTGTTTCCTCCTTATTTTTTTCCATTTCGGAAAATTTGTGTACCCTTTATACCATAAATGCTCGCGACTACAAGTATCCATAAATTTGTAAACCACGATGGAAGCTGCGAGAACATTTCGAAGAACAATTTTACCTTATCCATCGCTGTCGGATCGTCCGATATGACTGCCCACGCTAAAATTAACACGGGGGTCGACAATATTATGAGGACCGCCTCGTCCTTCCAGTCCGATTGCCTTGCTTCTAGCAATTTTCCCTGGTAAGCCTCTTCTCCTCGAGCCATTTTTCTTGCATGTTCCATTTGAGCGTCCGCCATAAGCATTTTTGTCTCTTGACGCTTCTTAAAAATGTGTGAACCGGCGTTTACAGCTAATTTTATTGCACTAAACCACATAATTTACCTAAATTTTGTCCTTATTTTTTAATTCGTGTTGTAAAACTGTTTTTGTTAACGATGTATCAGCTCTTAAATGTGCTAAATCTTCGTTTTGTTCAAGTTTTTCTTCTTGATTCATCTGATTCATCATAGATTTCATCTTATCAAGGTTAATTCTTTCCTTAGCTTCTTGTTCTTTACGATAATTTTCTTGTGCTCTAAGGTCTAATTCTCTTGCTCGTAGTTTTGCAATAGGATCATTGTCAAATTGTGAAGTAATTTCTTTTTCTTCCTTCATAAATTCTTCCATCATCTCTGCAATGAGTACTGCTTTTCTAGATTCTATTTTTTCAGTTAACATTCTAACCTGCATTTGCATTTGTTGAGCCATTTGTGGGTTTTGTTGCATAGCCATTTGCATTTGTTGTAGTTGTTGTAACTCATTTCTAAACTCTACTTCAACTTGTTCTTGTGCCATCAAAGAAATATGTTCAAAAATATTTTTCTCAAGACTTGCCATAACAACTGGATTGTTTCTTGCAATGTTAGTTGCCATAAAATTTAAGTGAGCGGTCATATGTGCTCTGTGATCTTGACCTGGAAACGCTTGGAACGGTTTCCCTGCGAGAGCATCGATGTGTTCTAACGCAGGGTCCTTTGGTTGTGGGGGTTGTGGTCGAATTAAAATCTTATCAATATCTTTTACACCCAATGCTTCATACATGTTTCTGTAAACTGCATACTGATTATGGATTCCTGGATTAGAAGTTGCCAGCTGCAGCTCTGTTTGCGCAAGGGAAATACGCTGTGTTTGTGAGAAAATATTAGGGTCTGCAACTGGCAAGATATCTACACGGTCATCAAAGTCTTGTTGTTTGATCATTCTTTGACCACCAACTACATCGTATGGGTACTCTGCAGGTAGATAAAGTTTAAAAACTCTTGCCAATAATTTAAATTCATTTTTAAGAGCTGCATAAATTCTTTTATGAATAGCAGACATTGTTCTGCTTCCTCTTTCAAGCAATGCTACAGTCGTGCCCACAGCTGCTTGTTGATTCCCGTCACCTACTTGCAGGTCCGCTATGGAAGCGAATCTTTGTCCTGCATTTACCACGACTCCCATAAGTTGAAGAAGTGTTGCACTTGGTTCTTTGAAAGGTAACATCATAAATGAATCTCTAATGTTTCCTCCTGGAGCGTCTACATCTCTAAATTCACCAGGTTGTATTGCTTGTGCATCATCTCTAATTCTTATTCCTCGTTGTTTAAATCCAGCAGGTAGGTTTGATAATGTTCCCGCATCTAATAATTGTCTTAAAGCACTTGTTGCAGTTCTAGATAAACCGCCTATCATGTGTATTAAACCAAAACCATAAAAACCTAGTCCTGGTAAAAATTTGAAATGTACAAAGTATTGTACTTTTGATTTTTGTGGATCGTCCACTTCATAGTTTCTTTTAATAGATAAAATTTCTCTAGAGTTTTCTTCTATTGTTACAATATATGGAAGTTTAATTCCAGTAGGCTCACCATCTTCAGGATTGATATCCTCAAAACCTTCTAAGTCTAAATTAACATGACATTCTAATAAATTAAATACATCTTCTTCTTTGCTTCTAGTTCTACCTTCAAGCTCATTTTCTTTTTGTTGTAATTCATCTTCATTTAGTTGTCCCGGTTTTAAATCTATGTCTCTATAGAAACCGGCGACTTGTTGTTTTCTTAATTCGTTTTCTGAAATTTTTATTCGATGAATAATTGCTTCCGCATCATCTAATGAGGTAGCTGTGTACGGAACAATTAAATCATCTGCCGGTACGAACTTTGATACCGCTCTTTGTAAAACTTCATCATAATAAACTTTTTTAAATGCTGAACCTGCAAGAGGTAAATAAAATAACATTTGATCAAACTCAGGTTCGTATTCTTTCATTTGATCCATCAACTGAAAGTTCATGAAATCTTTTACACGATTTGATTGTTGAGTTTTTTCTGATG